TATATGGATCGGCATCCTGGAGCTATCCTAGATGATCTTGAACGAGCGGGCATGGATCAAACAGACTGCACCTTTAGAGATAAAGATACATGCAATGATTATCTTCCTGGGCAATACATCAGTCATCTTGAAAATGAGATAGAATATCTCAATGAACAACTAAAGCAAGCACTAGACGAAATTGAAGAAATGAAAACGATGAAGGTCAGTGAATTGATTGAACAATTGAGACAAGAAGTTCTTACTGAAAAATACATGAGAGAAGCCGCAGAACGTAGTCGTTACAATGCACATCAGGAGAAGGAAGAAATGAAGAACAAACTAGACATGTGGGCAGTCTTAAACAGATGACTACTCCATTCACGCATAAAACAGAACACTACTACGGTAGTGAACGAAACATTCACACTGTATCTTGGAGGGGCAAGGGCGAAGTTGACGGTAATGAGATTCGTGCTTGGTGTATTGAAACATTAGGCCCTGCAGGATATCAAGATGATATTGAACGAACTCGTTGGCTAGATAATATCTCAGAACAAGGTGAAATCTTCTTGTGCAACGATGAAGACCTGACATTGTTCTTATTACGGTGGGACTGATGGAATACTTTTATAGTGGTGGGGGTAATAATCGCCCATACTTTATGTATAGATTTAAAGTAAAAAAGTGTACTACTGATATGTACCAGTGGGCAGAAGAATATCCTGAGAAGGGTTGCTTCAGTCGCTTTCATGTCGAGTGGGCTAGTGTATACGGAACAATGGATAGTCCAAAAGAATATGACGTGATTCAGTTTGAGTGGAGTGAAGCCGCAAAAGTCTTTAGAATCGCATTCGCAGGTGAGTATGAAGAAATCACAATGAAGGAATACATATGTCAGACTTAGTAGAAGACATTGCAGGAGAGATGAGTAGAATCTTAGCAGAAGAAATTGATAGAGAAATTATGTTAGACATGTTAGTAGCGACTGGTTGGACTAAAGTTGAATTAGACCGATTGAAAGACAGATATGAATCCATCGACATTGAACTATGGATTGATGAAAACTGTACAGGTAAACACACTAAGTTAGGCAGAACATTTGCCTTTGAAAAGAAGCAAGATGCTGAATGGTTCATTCTAAAATGGCTGTAAACTGGGGTCGTAGCATAGGCTGGAACATTGATAACGACATTGCATTAGGTACGGATGGTTTGTATTATTTGCGGTGGGGCGACAAGAGGAAGAAATTGGACTATTATATTATTACCGATGGTGCAGGCTGCTACCCGTGGACTGAGTACTTTGCTATCTTTCCTAGAAAAACAATTAGTGGGAATCGCATCTTTTGGAAGAAAGCATACAAGCGTAAAGTTTGGGTTGTGTGGGGCACTGGCTTTCATATGGAACCTGAAACTCAATATGCAACTACATTTGATTTATTAACACATGGCGACCAAAATACCTTTACAACGTAATCTGACCGGAGAGCAAGAACAATGGCTTGCTAAGAATGTGGGTCCACGTATGCACTATCTACATAATAGCATCGGCGGACAAGGCTGGATAGTTAAAAATGAGTGGGAGCCAAGCATGGTCCAAAAGCGATGGTATCTTACACTAGAAGATGAAAAACTTGCCACTTTTTTTGCGATTAAGTTTTCTTCATGATTGAAATCAAATTACCTAATATGAAGCCCGATGCTATGATGGGTATAGTAAGAGAATTACGGGCTAAAGGATATGTTCAAGGTACAGATTTTGATTTTGCATATCATAAACCCGAATATGATCTTGAACGGTATGGTGTACTGTATGATAGATATACACTGTTCACTTTCTACAAAGAAGAACTAGCTTCTTGGTTTGAACTACTATACAAATGACTACAGTACCGCCATTTCAAGATTATGATGACGATGGTCCAGAAATAGAATTTCGTAATAACCGATGGAACTACTGGGCGGCATTGAAACAGATTCGCAAAGAATACATGCAGGATGCAGCTACTATTGAGTTTGATGCGTTTGACTTTGAAGATTATATTGAAGCGAACTATGGCATCAAGATGCAAATAGTCAATGGTAACATTACTGATGGTTATAAAGTCGTAGACGAAAAGAAGTACCTAATATTTTTACTGAAATACCAATGAACAGTCCCTTTCAATTAATTGACTTAATCAATAACGATTGGGCTATATCATGGCCTACATTCGATGAAAAATTCACAAAACACATGAGGTTCAACCTACTCGAATGCATCTTCAAAGAAATCAAATGCCAGGAAGTAGGGCTAGGCGTATCATTAGGTGAGCGTGATGATACATCTATCATGTGGGTACGTGATGATATTTGGTATAGTAAAATCACAGAAGAATACTCACACTACCTATACAATAATTATGATATCCGTGGTGTAGTATTCCACAAAGAAACAGAAGCAAGACTATTCAAAGACATTTTAGAAAAGAGATATACATGGCAATTACTCAAGGAATAAACGGAACTTTTTCTCCAATGTATTACGAAGAAACAGAACCAGTATACTTTAGAAAATTCAAAAAGACCATTCCACTTGACGGACAGTGGCAAGATAGTGTATTCTATGAAATAACTAAGTTCCCCATAGGTAGGCAGTCAACAATTGATTTGTTACATAAACATTATGGGGAACCAAAATACAGTAACTCATGGTGGTCAACACATAATGGTATCTGTATGAATGAGAAAATTTACACACATTATAAATTATTGGAATAACTATGACAGACGTAATGATTGATATTGAATCACTAGACACCTCACCCGACTGTGTGATTCTTACTATAGGCGCAGTACTATTTGACCCTAAGGGTAGTGGCATTATCGATAAGATTGAAATTAGGCCTACTATTGAGGATCAGACTGAAATTTATAATCGAAGTATAAACGATGCAACGATGGAATGGTGGGGTAAACAAAGCCCAGAAGCTATTGAAGAAGCTATGGGTGATAGAGATCGGGTTTCGTTCAGTGATGAATCAACTCTACAAGTTTTGCTGGAATCGCAGTAAATGTGCATGGAGCAATGGAGCAAGTTTTGACGTTGTAGTTATGGATCATGCATGGAAGCAGTTAGGGCGTAACACACCTTGGAACTTCTGGGACATCAGAGATACCCGCACTCTGTATGATATCACCGGTGTTAAATTGAAGGACGGCGGTCACGTTACGAGTCACAAAGCGGTAGAAGATGCTGAACGACAAGCAATTGTCGTGCAACAAGGTTATATGAAACTAATGAAAGCTGGATTGGTAGAGCCTCGATGAAAATTGATTCAGATATTGATATTGACTTTGGTAACAGAGACAAATTGTTACAAGTACTGCCTCATACAAGAGCGGCAATGCGTAATGTAAAACCTATTAGACACCACGCCACAGGTGTATATGTTACTGATGTACCGTATGATCCTATCAATGATATGGCATCAATCGATTATGTAGAAGCAGACAAAAGAGGATATTTTAAATTAGACTTGTTGAATGTACATGTATACGAACAAGTACGGGATGAAAAGCATCTAATTGAATTGATGTATGACCCTAAATGGGAAAATCTCAAAAACAAGAACTTTGTAGAGAAATTGATTCACTTAAACAATCAATATTATAATCTACAGAAGATGCCAGAACCGATAGACAGTATTCCAAGATTAGCTATGTTTCTAGCTGTAATCAGACCTGGCAAAAAACACTTAATAGGTCAAGTATGGTCTGAAATTGCAAAGACAGTGTGGGATAAAGGGACAGATGGGTACACTTTCAAGAAAGCTCACGCAATTGCATACGCACAATTAGTAGTTGTACACATGAATTTATTAGGTAATACGCTTAACTAATGTAATGCTACGGCGTTTTGACCGTCTTTTATTTAGATCGCTTATACTACATGTGGGTCCGTGTAGTATAGTTAGGCTTTTATTATTGAATGTTCTTAAGTAAGGCTTGAAAATAGCCCAGTCGTCCTTAAGAAATAGATTAATGGGAATCAATCTATTTGATTCCCACCACCATACATCGCCTAATTCTAAGAATTTTTCTCTGGCAATAGCATCTACGATAGAACCATAATCGTATATAGTGGTGACAATATCATCTCTATTTTGTACTATTCCAACGTAGTCTTGGTTGGCATATGAACAGATAGTGATAAACGGATGGTTTTCGCTTAGTTTCTTGAAAAATTCGTTTTGAATCATTGTTGTTATGTTTACCGAAATATTTATCATAGGATGAAACCGTATTATATTTTGATAAATATGACTATGTACTCAACTCAAGTTTTCGTCTATACACAGCGACAGATCGTTGTACTTTTAACCGGATTTTCACCTAGGAGCTATATGCCTCAGTATGCCAAGCCATTAACTCTACACAAAGGTGTAGATAATCAAATTCAATTTCAATTCTTAAATCAAGAACAAAAACCTGTCAATATCACCGGTAAGTCTATCACATGCCGTATTATCAATGCACAAGGTAATGCAACACTTATACAAAAGGCTTTAACTTTGCAATTGCCTGCTACTGGTATTGCTAGTCTATACATAAATGCAGCCGATATTGAAAATATTGACACACAGAAGGCATATTATTCATTAGAGATTCCTACAGGTGAGTTTGACTTCCCTGTGTTTGTAGATCAAAACGCAGGGGCTAGAGGTGACATGAATATTGTCAATAGTGTTCTTCCTAGCTTTGTACCTAGTTACCCGGTTACTATCCCAACCGGACAACCTTTCCCCAACACAGATCCTAATGCTAATTCTAGTAGCAATTCACAAACTTATTATACCAGTGTGATTTCATCAGATGATAATCCTATTATGACTTTCCAAGCAACTTACACTGATTATTATGGAAATGTTTTAGTCGAAGGCTCTACAATACCCGATGGTGATTGGTACCCAATCTTAGCAGATACTGGATATAGCAATGTCAATGATACTAAAGGTTATGTTATTAACGGATATCACCCTTACGTCCGTATTCAATTTGAAAGCAACGTCGGTGCAGTAACTAACGTATTGGTAAGATGATCTATTGATTATCTGTATCAATTATGTTATACTGTCTAGATGTTTGATATTCTATCAATAATTCCCGGTAAGAAAAAACTCACTCATGGTGGATGGCACAGTTTTAACGCTGTATGCTGTCACCATCGTGGGCATAAAGCCGATACTCGTGGTCGAGGCGGAGTTAAGAAAGATGGAGACAATTGGTCATATGCTTGTTTTAACTGTGGGTTTAAATGTGGGTTTACTTTAGGTAAACAAATCAGTGATATTACTAAAAACCTACTTCGATGGTGCGGAGCGGATGATCTACAAGTTAAACGATGGAGTTTAGAAAGCTTACAGCATAAAGACTTATTAGACTTTTCTCAACAAAAAAAAGAAAAAATCAAAATACATTTTAATGAGCACTCACTACCTGAAAGTGAGTTAGTTGATATTGCAAACCCATTGCACAAAGTATATATTGATTATCTAACTAATAGATCGATAAATTACAATGACTATCCATTCTTAGTTACTCCAAGTGACTCTGGTAGACAAGCAAATAGAATTATTATTCCGTATACTTATAAAAATAAAATTGTAGGGCATACGAGTAGATTCTTAGATAACAAAATTCCCAAATATATTAACGAACAACAGCCCGGCTATGTATTCGGTTATGACTTTCAGAAACCAGACTGGGAAGTATGTTTATTAGTTGAAGGTATCTTTGACGCATTGAGTTTGAATGCATGTGCATTGACTCATAACACCATTAGTAATGAACAAGCACAAATTTTATCACAACTTAATAGGCGTATTATTTTTGTTCCTGACAGAGATAAAACAGGTTTAGAAATATGTGACAGGGCATTAGAGTTAGGATATAGTGTTAGTATTCCAAATTGGGAAGATGATATAAAAGATGTAAATGACGCAGTAGTCAAGTATGGCAAGTTGCCAACATTAATCAGCATACTGAATAGTGCTACAACTAGCAAAATCAAAATAGGACTACAGAGGAAGAAAATTGAAAAAAGATTACGAAGCTAAAAAACAAATAGAATACACAGTAGATGTTCAAAGAATATTTTTGAGCATGATGGTAACCAACGCAGAACTCTACACAAGGGTTATGAACATTCTCAACAGCGAGAACTTTGACAAATCTCTAAGACCAGTTGCAGAACTGTTCAGGAATCATACAGTCAAATATGGTGTGTTGCCTGATCCAACTCAAATTAAAGCTATCACTGGGCAAACCATCGATGCAATTCCAGAACTTAATGAAGGACATTACGAATGGTTTCTAGATGAGTTTGAATCGTTTACTAAGAGACAAGAGTTAGAACGAGCAATTCTCAAGGCTGCTGATTTGCTTGAGAAAGGTGACTTTAGTCCTGTTGAAAAAATGATTAAAGACGCTGTACAGATAAGCTTGCAAAAAGATATGGGTACAGATTATTTTGCAGATCCTGCAGGTCGTATTAATAAATATTTTAATAGTGGTGGTCAAGTTAGCACAGGCTGGCCGCAAATGGATCGTATCTTGTATGGTGGGTTTAGTCGAGGGGAACTCAACATCTTTGCGGGTGGCTCAGGATCAGGTAAATCACTTGTGATGATGAACATTGCACTGAACTGGTTGCAACAGGGAATGAGTGGGGTTTATATAACACTTGAACTCTCCGAAGAATTAACAAGTTTGCGTACAGATGCTATGTTAACAAGCATGGGCACAAAAGCGATTCGTAAAGACATTGATACAACTGATCTTAAAGTTAAGATGGTTGGGAAAAAGTCTGGTAAGTATCGTGTCAAAGGTCTGCCTGCACAAAGCAATGTAAATGATATCAGAGCATATTTGAAAGAAGTACAGATACAAACAGGTATCAAAGTTGACTTTGTTATGGTCGACTATTTGGATCTTGTTATGCCCGTCAGTGTTAAGGTTAATCCTAACGATCAGTTTATTAAAGACAAATATGTTGCAGAAGAATTGCGTAATCTTGCAAAAGAGATGGGAATCTTAATGGTAACAGCGTCACAGTTGAATCGTAGTGCGGTTGACGAAATTGAGTTTGATCATAGTCACATTGCAGGTGGTATCAGTAAGATTAATACAGCAGACAACGTATTTGGTATTTTTACAAGTCGCAGTATGCGTGAGCGTGGCAAGTATCAGATTCAATGTATGAAAAGTCGTAGTTCAACCGGTGTTGGTCAAAAGATTGACTTAGATTACGATATTGAAACCATGCGAATCAGCGACAGTGACCCGGAAAATGAGAACAGTTACACACCCAAGCCCAGTCCAAATCAGATAATGAATCAGTTGAAGCCACAGTCTACTCTGGCATCTTCTGAACCAATCATAAATCAAGCGACAGGAGAGATTCTAGAACCAGAAAATAAGCGTATTATTGCAGATGTACAGGGTAATAAACTGAAATCACTGCTTAATTCATTAAAGAAATAATTATTGCTGTTAGAATAAATACTATTAGGATAATTATATGCAAAAACAAACTCGCAGCCTGTTAAGGGAATTAGAGGCTATCGGCAATAATCGTGACACAGCGCACATTATTGAAAGCCGTGGCCACAATATTATCACTAGTGCGATTAATCTATTAGAAATGATTAATCGCCACTATACCCCTGAGCAAGCGGCAATATTAGAGAGAAAGTTGCTACACGCTATCAAAAGCAAAGATCAAACTAAATTTGCTAAATCTTTAAGGAAAAACCGTGAAACTGAATGAATTTAAACAACAAATGAAGAATCGTAATCTAACTGAATCGCAACTCACAGAGTTAGA